TGTAAAGCCCCTCATTTTCCAGCCCTGTATCAAAGGCTATCTTTCTAAAGTAGTGGCTCATAACCTTACACGCCCAGCTAGTCTTACCGTTACCTGTACTTTTTCCCCAGATATACAGCCCCTCTCCAGCCTCTACCTTTTCCAGTACGCTCTCCTTATACGCATTGAGAGCCTCAAAAGCTGGTATATCTACCTGCTCTGGCTTAAGAGGGATATTATATCTGTATTTCTCTGGGATCCTGCTTAAATTATACAGAGCCCTAAGCACTCTATACCCTCCGCACAGCTCACTACAGGCGGATCTATCTTTTTTACAGTATGCCTCTGCAAAACATCTCACTCCTGCATACCTCCTTAACCGTGATACCTAACTTAATCATGAAAAAAGCAAAAATTTAGAGGAGAGTTTTTAGCTCTCCTCTATACTCAGTAAACTAGCTCTTTACCGTCACTATCCTTAGCAGTTTCACCGCTCCACTTTTTACTAACCGCTGTAGCCCTTTTCTGCTGTCCGTACTTCTTAAGGGGATAAAGGGCTTTCCAGCCTTTATCTATACTCTGATCTACGATAGCCATAGCTAATACGGGATCCTCTCCAGCATTTTCCCTAAGTACCTCTGCAAACCCCATTACTGTAACAACCTTAGGAGTATAGTTTTTCCCTTTGCAATAGTTGAGGAATTTTTGTAGAGCCTCCCTTATATACTTATTCTCATCCCCACTAAGGATATCTGCATAGTTTGAGGGAGCTTGCTCCCCCTTTACCGTAGGTAAAGGATTATTTTCCTCTATATTATTATTTATATTATTGGGTAAAATTTTTTTACTACCCCCAGTAAAATTTTTTAACTGGGGTGGTAAAATTTCTTTACCTCCTGTAAAATCTGGTACTACCGCTGTGTATCTGTTGTAGATTACTCCGTTAATCTCATTACTCTCCTTAGTGAGGTATCCGCTCTCTACCAGATCCTTTAGCGTATTGATAACTGTAGGGCGTGAGGCTCCTAGCCATTCACACAGATAATTGATACTAGCGGTAAACTCTTGATGAGCCACCTGTGAAAACCCATAGATAATAGCGTATATATCTAAAGCATTTCCCCTTAGCCCTAACACATTCCTCATCCAGCCTTGTACCACATAGTAATTTTCATTCTGTACCATTGTTTTGCCCATGATATACCTCCAGTTTAAGGGGAGAGGCGTAGCCCCCCCCCTGTAAGTAGTTTATTCCATTTCAGAGATCACTTTTTCGATGTTATCGCATACCTCATCAAAAGCCTGTTTAATGATAGCTCCTCTCTGCGTAGGATCTGTGCCCCCGTCAATCATAAGGCTCATCCGTACAGTAGGCTTACACCAAATACCGCTCTTGTTTTGTACGCTCATGCCCAGCTCTACATCAATACCAGCTACTCTAGCGGTAAACTCACTCTTTGCCATTGTTTTTACCCTCCAACTTTTTAAGATTAGTTTCTCTCCGCTTAAGCCTCTTGTTTAGCTCTGATACGGAGCATCCGAATTTTCTAGCAAGCACCTTTTTATAGAGGAGCGTTCCCTCTTGCTTAGCCTTATTCCTTTCCAGCTTTCTCTTTATACTGCTCACGCTTATCCTTCTCCATATCCTTTACACTGAACCAAGCCTCTGCACCCGTTTCAATAGATTCCGATACAGGCTGAGGCTCAATGGTTACGGTCACCTTACAGCAATTACTCTTAAAGACGGGGAGCCCAGAGTTATGCCCGTAGGTATTTCCTACTCTGGTACCTAAGGCTGTAGAAATGATCTCATCCAGATCTCTGCCGTTTACAGTGAGCCCAAAACCGTGATCCTCTACCTGTGCGTTTGTGAATGTCAGTTTAAGCATTTTAGCTTACCTCCTGTTTTTTGATGGTACTTAACTTAATCCTAGGAGGGTAATAAATTTAGATAGGGAGGCAAGAATTTTTACTACTTTCCTCAAAAATGAGTAAAAAAAAAGAGGAGAGCTGTTACGCTCTCCTCAAAACTTAGGGTTATTTTTTTCTACGGTCTTTAGCTGGGAGATCTGCATAGGCTTTAATCTTTTCCAGCTCAGCATCTTTCCAGTATCTATACCCGTTAATATCTCTCACAGAGGGAGGAATAACTCCAGCATCCTCCCAGAGGCGGATAGTTTGAGTGGAAACGCCTACAAGATTTGCTACCTCTTTTCTGGTATAAACCCTCTCTCTAGTCTCTACATCTATTGTGATCACCTGCATAAGTGTATACCCCCTCTTTATATACCCCTAATATATCATATTTTCAGTAATTTGTAAAGTATTGTCTTAATATCTGCCTTAGATCCTTTTCCGTCTACTACTCTATCAAAGAGATCCTTATTTTCTAACAGGTACTCCTCCACGCCCTCATCTACAGAGCCCTTAGCTACCATAGAGATAACATTTACAGTACCAGCGGTACCGATACGATGAGCACGATCCTCCGCCTGTGCATTTTCTCCGCTATTCCATAGCTTATCTATAAAAAATACATAGGAGGCTTTATTAAGGGTTAATCCTGTACCCATAGCTCCGATAGTGCCAATAGCCAGCTTACAGCTAGGATCCGTCTGGAAACGCTTTACCTCTTTCTGTCTATCCTCTGGAGATACCTTACCTACGATATACACAGGATTATACTCCTGTAACGCCTCCTTATAGAGGCTGGCTACCTGCTCCCACTGGCTAAAGATTATAGCCTTATGCCCATTAGGGATTATCTCCTCAGCTAGCATATCCGCTATACGCTCCAGCTTAGCGTTATCCTCTGTAAACATCCCTCCTGTAAGCTGTCTAAGCCTCAAAGTACAGGAGAGCGGATTAACGGAGGCTAAGATGCTTTCCATATCCTCTATGATACCCTGCTCAATCTCTTTGTAGAGTTTCCGCTGTTTAGCCGTAAGCTCTACATACTCCGTAGAGTGGATCTTAGGAGGTAGATCCAGTACCTCCTCTTTCTTTCTGCGGAGCATAACCTTATTTAGCTCTGCATTAAGGCTCTCTAGGTTTTTGTGTCCTACTACTCGTTTATTATTAAAGCCTCCCATAACGCAGTACGCATTACGGAAACTATAAAAGCTCCGCTTTTCAACTCCCAGCCATGTAAGGATGTTCCAGAGATCCTCCGCCTTATTCATAGGGGTACCAGATAAGCCTATTTTAACGGGGCTCCTTAGCATTCTAAGAGCCGTACCCTGCTGGCTACTGCCATTCTTAGCCTTATGGATCTCATCCACGATAATACAGCCTATAAAGCCATCTTTGATACCTACATATATGGCATCTTGTACCGCCTCATTACGGAGGCTCTCAATATTGATTATAGCATAATACTCCGATCCTCTGAGCCACTCATTAAGAGCCTTTACTCTTAGAGGCATCGTTTTTTGATCCAGCATTACACTCTTTTCCTTAGAGTGAGTTTTAATTTCTGCCTCCCAGTTATATTTAACGGAGTTTACACCGCATACAATGAGGCACTTGCACAGATCTCTCTTTCGGGCTACGGTAATATCTATACTCTCCTTAGTTTTACCTAAGCCCTGCTCATCTCCTATAAGGAGCTCATCTCTCTCCATGCCGTAATTAAAAGCCTCTATTTGATGGGGGAGGGGAGTAGTGGTAAAATCAAACTCCACTATAGGCTTAATCCCTCTAAGCCTGTCCTGTGTAGCCTCTCTTTTATCCTCTATCTCCTTAGTTTTGAGGGCATCCATTACACCGCTGTTACTGTTGATGTTATGGAGCCCCAGCTTATCTACTAGGTTAGGGAGCTCATGAGCTGGGATCTCCCACGCTCTATCCTCTGGTAAGTATCTCCTCTCCGCTAGCTCTTTTATCTTAGCTACGGTAATAGGATCGTACTTAAAGGAAACCTTAAAGGCATCCTCAAAATAGGTACCCTTACCCAGTTTTTCAACTGATACCATAAAATAAACCTCCTGTGATTAGTATAATTAACCTAATCACAGGAGGTATATAATTTTAGATACCCCTTGTATAGTTCTAGGATATTTGCAACACTACGGGGAGCTCTCCTCCCATTGCTTTAACTACATAACTTTTTGCAGTATGTATAAACAAGTGTCTGTTTTCTTTAACATACTGCAAAAAATCCTTTCCTGCTACTATAACTCCAGATACTAAATCCAGCTCTATAACTAAACAATGAGGATTTACTGTTATCTTGCTAATATGGCTTATTAAATACTCCAGCTTATCCTCTGTAAAATCCTTTTCCGTAATCCAGTTATCTACCTCAGTATCAATATTAGCTATAACTCTCTTGATCTCCTCAATATCTTCCTCTGGTACCTCTGGAGAGAGCATACTCTCCTTTTCCCGTATTTTAGCCTCCAGCTCTTTATATTTTACCCTGTAATCCTCTTTAGATATGATCTCATCCATATAAGCCTCTGTGAGCTTGTTTTTCTTTCTCTCCAACTGCTGGAGCTCCTCTTTGATAAGGCTATTGGATCTATCCTTAGTTAGACTATCTAACAAGGAATTTAACCACCTCAATACTTCCGCCTTTACAGCGGATCTATCAATAGTAACATCCTGTGCTATGGCGGATAATGTAGCTAGGAGATCCCTTTGATAGAGAGTTACACTATTACAGCCTCTCTCACTATCTACCTCTACATTCCGCTCATCTGGGTTTCTTCTACCGTGCTTTTTGCCCATTTTTGCATATTTTGAACATACCCAAGTAACCTCTCCGTTATCTGTTCTAGCCTTTCTCCAGAATACGGAGCCACAATTTCCGCAAAAGAGCTTACCACTAAGAGGGCTTTTGCCTACATTCTTTCCTACTGTCCTAGCCCTCTTTTCTGTACCTGCCTCTAGTCTATGGCTATCTAGTATTGTAGCCACCTTTTCAAAATCTTCTTGAGAGATAATAGCTGGTACCGCATTGGGTATCCTAATCCACTCACTAGGAGGATTTTTTACCGTTTTCTTTGTGATAAAGTCCTTGTGAGATTTATTAGTTACCAATGTTCCTGTATATCTCTCATTTTTGAGGATATTTAGGATAGTAACCTCATTCATTTCCTTGCCGTCATGGTTAGTAATTCCTCTGGCAGTTAGCTCTCTGCGGATAGCTCTCCCACCGTAGCCCTCTAAATAGAGCTTGTAAATGAGCCTAACTACCTCAGCCTGTGCTTCGTTAATGGTATTCTTTCCGTTAGCCATATTATACCCATAGCATCTACTACTGCCATATACAGATACTATCTCTCCCTGTCTGGCTTTCTCTAATCTCCTGCTATTGGCATTGTTGATCTTTTTAGAGAGATCTCTGGAGTATTCTTCCGCCAAGATAGCCTTAATATTTGCTAAAAAATTATCCTCCAGCGGATTATAGAATTTTTGATCCATGTATAAGTATAGCTTGATATTATGCAAGGCTAACAAATTTCTAAAAACACACCAATCATCAAGATTTCTCTGTAGTCTGTCCTGCGATTTAGCTACCACAATATCAAATTTACCGCTACCCATATCCTCTAAGAGCCTCTGGTACTCATCTCTCCGCTGAGTAGTAGTACCGCTCTTTCCCTCGTCTATATACTGATCTACCAGCTCCCAGCTCTGTTGAGCTATTACATCTCTATTCTCCTGTACCTGTTTCTCTAGGGCGTTTAGCTGTCTCTCCTCCTCTGTGGATACTCTAGCATAAAACACCGCTCTCAGATTCCCTAACTTTGCGTAAGCCATCCTGTACTCCTCCTGTGTAATCCTGTAATGCCCTCTGAGGGCTCCAGCGTGCTCTGTACGGGCACTTTAAGCTATTGGGTAGTAATTACATACCCTAGCCTAATAATTGGCTCTGTACGCCTTATATGCCTCTCTGTTACACATTATACACCACCTATATAAAATTATCAAGAGGGCAAAATAAAAAAATAGGGCTACCAGCCTTTTACAGCTAGTAGCCCTACCTTTAGAGATATTACGGGAGCTTAATGATCTGCCCTACATAGATGAGATTTTTATTTTTAATCCCATTGAGCTTAACCAGAGTATCTACAGTAGTACCGTACTGCTTAGCAATCTTACTAAGGGTATCGCCCTTAACTACCTTGTAGGTTTTTGCCTTTGTGCTGGTAGCCTTGCTAGCAATATCCCCAGCATTTACCCAGCCATACACTGTAGAGCCCTTACCAGCCACAGCCTTAAGATGATAGGGATGGGGCTTACCTTTAGAGATAGCCGTAACCTTAGCTACGCCAGCCTTACAGCCATGAGCTACACCGCCCTTATAAGAGCTGGTATAGTGGAGGCACCCCGTAAACTGTACCAGATCTCCCACAGTATACTCCAGATCCTCCGTAGTAGGAGTGCTAGGAGTAACGGGCTTAGCCTCCTCAGCTTCGCCCTCTGTAGCCTTGCTAGCGTACTTAGGCACACCGTAGCCTCTAATGTACTTATCATTTACCTTAATGGTACGATAGCCTACCGCATTACTGATATTGCCCTCAATGATCTTAAGGGTATTGCCAGATACGGAAACTACAATACCAATATGATCCGCACCGCCTGTATTATCGCCTACACCGTTATCATCCCAGCAATAGAAAATGTAATCTCCAGCCTTAGGAGTATAGGCATCATTTTCTACCCATGCTCCCAGCTTCTTAAAGAGCTTAGTATGCTCCTCACATCCGCACTCTGTAGGGATAATATCGGTAAGCCCTGCTACAATGGCTACAGCGGAGGCAAAGGTAGAGCACCATGCATCAGTATACTTTACCGCATACCCTCTAGCAAGAGGCTTATGGGAGTTATATACATCAATGATCTTTTTGTGGGTACCGTTACTCTCCTTGCACCCCAGCCAGCCTACAGCGATACTAACCACTTTTTCTCTCAACTGCTTTTCTGTCATAGTAATCATCCTCCTTTACATAAAAAGGGAGCCCCCTAAGGAGCTCCCAGCGTTTACTTACTTCTTAATGTTCTTGAATTGCCCTAGCATCTGGATTACCTTGTCATATCCGATCATAGAGCCTACCCATACCGCCACTGCCATAAACGCCATACAAATAATGTTAGGCGGAGTAAAGGCAATGCCCATATACACATACGCCATAGCGGTACCTCCAATGCCTACAATGATGGATAGAATGAGTACCACCATGTTAGAGGAGTAGTTAAACTTTGTACCCTCAAAGAAATGCTTTACCGCCTCAGTGAGGAGGGATACTGCTACTGCCAGCGTAGCTAAAAGTGTCATAAAAAGAGCGATAGTCATAATATTACCTCCTTAGTAATTCTGGATCTCTATCTCCTGCTGGATAGCCTCCTCTAAGGCTCCGTCTAGCTTAGTATCCAGCATCCTATCTATTGTATTGATCTCCTCCAGCATGAGGTTATACGCCTCCTCTGGTATTTGATCCTTAAGCCTTAGCTCCAGCCGTAGGCGGAGTAGCATAAAGCGGATCTTGCCCTTAGATAGGTTTTCTATCTTAGCCTTATTGAGATAAAATACTATGGAGGCACCAAAGATGCCTCCAGTAGTTAAGATAATCTGTGTAGCGTAGCTGGATATATCGTAGCCCTCTCTCATATCCGCCCTCACTAAGAAAAGGGAGAGGATAAAAAGAGCTCCCGTTACTATAACCAGCTTTTTACTAAACTCCGCTTTACGCCTAGCGGAGGGTAAGGAGGGGGAGGAGTTCCCCCTCTTGCTTTTGTCCTGTGCCACAAAACCACGCTCCTTAGCCTAATCCAATCTGTACCGCAATATAGCCTAAGATAATGGATACTACAGAGGTTACAATTAACCACTTAAATTTATCCCACTTACCTCCGTCTTTGCTCTCCAGTTTGTTAAGCCGTTCTACGGTCTCATTTAGCTCCTCACGCATATACTTAGTTTCTATAGCCAGCTCTTTAATGGCTACAATGAGCTCACTGTTTTCCTTAATAGCCTCATCGTGCTCATCCAGCCTCTTAGTATTGCTTTTAGAGCGATTCTCTACCTCCGTAAGTCTATGCTCAAACTGTAGCTTCTGCTCTTCTGTCATAAGATCCCTCCTATTATCCCTGCGTTAACGCTGAAACTGTAGAGGCAATCTCCTCCAGCCTAAGCTCGTTACGCTGAGCTGTAAGTAATCCAGTTAGGGTATGAGCACCTACCTTATTAGTGCCATACTCAGCCTCGATAATGGGAGAAACCTCTGAATCTGTACCTAAGCAGGTAATCTCGTCATAGCTTACCAGAGATCGGAGAGCAATCTGATCCGCCACTGGGAGAGGCTCGATGCTAGGAGTAGCAACGGGGTAAACCAATGTAAGCGGATTCTCTGCAATCCACGCCTCCAAAGTATTTACATCGCTAAGGCTATTAGGCATACGGAGAATAATCTGGTCATAAGCACTTCCGCCCAGCCTAAATCCTTGAGTATTCCCCGTCTGTAGGTCAAGGAGGCTCAGCGGTAACAGCTTGTTGCAATACGCCTCACACCCATCATGGGAATGCTCGTAACCCTTTTGGTGATGGACATAAAAAGCGGTACAATCAGAGGAGGTATACTCCTCTGCTACACGATATTGCTCATCCACAGCACCGCTAAGTACCAACTCGGCAACATTCCTCACCACACCCTCACTTGTCAGCTCATCCATTACATCTCCAATGCCTCTGAGCGTAATAGGCTGGGAGAGAGTGATAGAGTTTTCCTTATAGGGCTCAAACTCGGAGGGCTCTACACCCTCTACAAGCATCAAATAAGTTACTCCGCTACCTCCCAATACGCCTATTTTGATATAGCTATCACGCTTTAAGGTAAATGTAGCAAAGGATGTTTCCGCACTACCATAATACCACTCACCAGTAACGCTAACGCCCCAATCTGTCATAGTGAGGGCTGTCCCTGTGATTACATTCCCAGCAACATCGTATGCACTTATATACCAGTTTTTCCCTACCTCAGATGCATCTCTTGATACGGTGTAAGTGCCAGCTCTTAGCCACTGAGCATCCACCCCTGCTACTGAAACACACCGCTGATTGATAAGGTTTTTACCGTGTACCGTAATCTTACTTACCTCTACGCTCTTAATCGTCTGAGGATAGGATAAATTAGGGGAGGGGATACCTCCAGTATAAGGCTCATAAGTATTGTCTGCGATACTTGCAAGACGGATCATAGGCTTAAATACAGCATTGGAAAGGGTTACGCCCGTATACACAAGTATTCTAATATTTTTTAACTCTCCGTCACTAATTGAGAGATTAAGCCCGTTCCCATAATCTTGAGAGCCGTATTTATACTGCAAAGAGTAGGTATTCCATGCACCTCCCTTAGGGCATCCGCTCAAGATATAATCCCCGTTTGGGAGTGAGATATTGTTAATGGTAAGAGAGGCAAGATCTGTAGCAGTACCGTTAGCTACAATACTCCCATCCTCTTTCACAGTAAAAGTAATACCGTTAATAATCTGGCTTGTAGCTACATTCTGTAAAAGATTCTTACCTGTAGTAGTAACCTGCTCACTCTTACCCAGCACCTTATTAACCTTTACCCCTCCAGCTACGCTACCGCTAAGGAGTTTCTCGTTGGTAGTAGTAATGGAGTTATCTAAGGCGGTTAAACGCTCATTTACCTCCATGATCTGGGCTACTGTAGCATTAGCTGTAGGATCTACCACTACATTAACGCTGGAGGCATTAGATACAGCGGTAATAAGATCTACCATAAGGCTACTTACACTCACGCCCGTATACGGAGGCATCCAATCCGCTGTAGCGGTACTCTCATCCGCTACGGAAATACTAAAGAGGATCTCTCCCTCCGTAGGATCCGTAGCATACAAGCCAATATTTCTAACATAGTAGCCAGCGGTAAGCCCCTTGTTAGAAAAGCTGGCACTAACCTTTACATTATACAGGTTTTGCCTCACTACAGAGGCTACCTTTTCCGCCTGTTTAATTGTGCCAATACTGGTAAGGCTAGCCAGATCTCCGCTAAGTGCCTTTTCACTGGTCTTAATCTGTGTAAAGTCCAGCTTAGTACCGCCCTGTACCACCTTAGCCATCAATGCTTGCCCTTTTTTAGTGATTACTGCACCCTTAAAAGCTCCCATATTTAAGCCTCCTTTCTTTATTCCATATAATTTTTATATGTTCTTAATTTAGGATCTACATTAAGTCTAAATCTGTTAATCATTTTGCTTAGTAATTCTGCACTAAGCTCAATATCTTTATTTAGATAAAACACCTTATCACACCTCCGTTAATATTTTATAAGTCCCTAAAGGAATAGGTTTAGAATTTATAAAATCCATACCGTTCAGTGCAACACAATCATCATATACATCAACGATATAACCTTGACTTGCGAATGTATCATCAACGGATTTATTGTTTTCAATATCAACATCTCTCGGTGCCGAACTTGATGGGATATGGATTGACTTGAAACCATTTCGCTCTGTATAATTTGCATTTTCATCAAGCTCTTGACACTCAAATTTCATGTGTGAATGTCCATGAAACAGAATGACATTACTATACTGTCGAATAAGGCTCATAAAAGCATTTTTCTTTGTTGCTCCCCAATAGTAGAAGATAGAGTTTTCTCGCACATCCATTGCATCTCCGCTATCTTCTTCTATATAGGAATGGACGAATACAAGACATCTTTTATCTTTGTTTGCTTCAAGCGTTTCAGCAAACCATGTAAAATCATCATCTGTCATAACTACTAAATCTTTTGGCTGTCCTATAAGAATAAATAAATCAGTCCCTCGCTCTATCGTATATGACAATACACTAGTGCCTGTATAGGCTTTCATTAAGTCAAAGTTATTGGTTATAGGCATACCATAATAACTTTCGTGATTTCCCATTAACTCATATATAGGAATAGTGTGTTTGTCGCAGATTTCTTTATAATTCGCAAATAAAGTTTCGTCCAAATAAGTAGTGCTTGCATCGCTTTCATTTGTCCTCCTATAAAATCCCGTTTGTGTTAAGTCTCCGCAAACAATACAGAATTCACATCCACTATTTTCAAAGAATGAAAGAGCATTATCGAATTTTGTGTTATGTAAATAATTCGGTGGTATTTCTGCTCTTAATATATGAGTATCACTTAATAAGCCAAAGGAATATAGCTTTTCCTTATTCGGTGGTGTCATTCTTCCAAGTGGAATGGTACATACCTTATTGCCCTTTTCGTCATACACTCCTATATTTTTTACACCGATTGGAGCGGTGTTTTGTGGTATAAAGTGTTTATACTTATATGCCATAAATTCACACCGCCTTACACTATCGATCGATTAACGGTAACGATTTCACTACCATCCATAATGTGAGCTGATGCTACACGAATATATTCCGTATTTTCAAGAGTGATAGTACAACTATAAACACCATTTCCCTCATTCGTTAATTCGGAAAAACCAATTGCATTGATTGAGGTTTTGCTTGCATTATAGCAATGCACTTTTGATAAGCCAGCTGTGTTACTTGTAATACCCTTAATGTACACCATATCTCCAGTGTTAGCCTTAATAAAGCCCGTACAAGAAGCACCATTGTAAGCCTCTGTAGCACCAGTACCTCTAATTCGTGTATTTGTCTTATAGCCAATACCATTGTAAATAGTTCCATCAGTATCAACAGATGTAGGAATCAGGTTGACAATTTCAACAACAGCTTCTTTAGCTACCGCAGTAATAACAATATCTCCTGTCACTTCTTCAATAGAGATGTTGCCACCACTAACAGGAATAGATGTACCACCCATAGTTACAGACACAGAAGAAAGCTCATAACCACTATTTGCGGAAATCACTGCTACATAACTCTGTCCCTTGATTACCTGTGTTGTGCTGTTATTGTTTGCACAGTTTGTTAGAGTATTAGTCACGACAAAATAAACATTGTTGTCTA